CCTGATCTGGAGCAATCTCCAGACCAAGGACTTGCTGGCCGGACTCCAGAAGAGAGGCTTGCACAGCTATGCCCGGAATGTGCCTGAAGACTACATTGCCCAGCTGACATCTGAAATCCGCATCAGAGACAGCCGCAGCGGGAAGCCCACTTGGATACTTCCGGCCAGCAAGACCTGTGGCAATCATGCCTGGGACTGTGCCCTGATGGGTCTGATCCTGGCTGTGCGCTGGGGCATCATTGGCCGGGAAGCCACTGAGGCTGTGGCCGTAGAGGAAAGCCAGCAGGGGAAACCAGATTGACAGACTCCATCCTGGTGGCACATTCCCTGGCAAGCTGCTTCCCGGTCAAGCAAGTGATGTCAGCAAGGGTCGTTGTTCATTGCGGGTGGAAGACCGGGAAGCAGCCCAATTGACTTCTGGTGCAATCTCAAATGAGCCAGGGTCTTTTCATTGGTCTAACTGAGGCAGAGCTGCTGGCGATCAAAGCCAAGGCAGTCAGCTCCATCACTGCCGGAGTGACCACCACAAGTTATTCTGACAGTGGCACATCTGTTGGCAAGGCCATCACCATGCCAGCCAAGGAAATGCTAGCAGAAGCCCTGTATGCCCTACAGCTTCTCAATCCCACTGTCTATGGTCAGCGCATCAGGGTGCTCCGGACTGATTGGAGCAATCTGAAGGACTAACACTTTATGCCCAAAGATAAGCCCATCAAGCAGCCCAAGCCTGAAGCTGTTGCGCCCAAGCTCAGCAAGAAGGCTGGGGCAACGCAGTTTCAATCCGTGTCCATGTCCAGCAATCGTGCTGTGATCTATGGCACAGCTGTGGACTTCTCTGCTGACTACACCCCAAGTGACCGGGTGGAGATGATCAAAAGGCTGCGCTATGGTGAAAGAAACTGTGGTCTAATCCGTCAAATTTTGGGCGATTATGTGACCTATGTGATTGGTGACTCTATCACAGCCCAGAGCCATTGCATTGATGAGAAGAAGGCTGCGCTGTATGAAGATTATTTCAATGAGGCTTGTAAGTCTCTGTCACTGTGTGGCCGTTTCAGCTTTGCAGAAATCCAGAGGATCGTGCTCAGGGGATGTCTGCGGGATGGGGACAGCTTCTGCATTTTGGTGAATGACCCACAAGATGGGAAGCCTAGGCTGCAATTGGTGGAAGGTCACCGGGTGGGTAACCCTGAAGGCCAGCCTGTCCCTGCTGGGATGTTGGATGGTGTGACCTTTGATGCCAATGGGCGCATCAAGTCTTACAATGTTTTACAGAGTGACAAGAGCAGCCGCACTGTCCCTGCCTCTGCTGTCTGCCAGGTCTGTGAATATGACTATAGCTCTGGCAGCCGTGGGCTGCCCCTGCTGCAACACAGCTGGACGGACATCCAATCGGAAGACGAGCTCCTCAAGTTGGAGCTTTTGGCAGTCCGCCAGGACACAGATGTGACAAGGGTGCTCCAGAAAAATGGTGGTTTCATTCCTTCTGATCTGGCAAGTGAGCTGTCCGGCAGTGGCACAGGAAGCCTGGAAGCTGTGGCCAGCCGGATGGGTGGAAAGCTTGTGGCTCTTGAGCCAGGTGAAAGTCTGACTTCCCTTGAGAGCAAAAGACCCAATGGGAATTTTGTGAAATTCCTAGAGGCCATTCAGCGGGACATTGCCAGAGGCACAGGCTTGCCCTATGAATTCAGTGGTGATCCCACAGCAGCAGGGGGCAGTGCCATGAGATTGATCAGTGCTAAAGCGGACAGAAGCTTCAGCCGTTGGCAGGCCATCATCATCCAGAGGCTGTGCATCCCCACCTGGAATTGGGTGGTGGGCACTGCCATTGCCAATGGTGATCTGCCGGACTCTCCTGATTGGTTCAAGGTCAGCTGGACTACACCCAAGAAACTCACTGTTGATGCTGGCCGTGATGCTGCCCAGGAGCGAGCTGATATCGAGCTCGGACTCCTGTCCCTCTCTGAAGCCTACTCAGCCAGGGGCTTGGACTTTAAACAGGAAGCCCAGAAGCGGGCGCAGGATTTCAAATTCATCATGGCCTTGGCAGAGAAGGAAGGCATCCCGCTTTGGACACTTTACAAGCCAAACAATAACCACCTGCAAGAAGGTGAAGGAAAGCCCACTGCAACTGAAGTGCAGCTTGAGCAGATGAAATCCGGTGAAACCCCTGCCCAGCCCCCTTCCCTTTAATTATGCGAAACCTTATTAAAGCCATCAATGGCAACCGCCCCTTCCTGGTAGATTACCAGATTGCCAAGGATCACCTAGAGCTGAAGGCCAAGCAGGGCTTCACTGATCTGCTCAGCCAGATTTTTGGTGAGACTCCTAAGCCCTACATGACCCAGGGTGGGACTTTTGTCATCCCTGTGGTGGGTATGATCGGCAAGGGTCTGAGTCCCCTAGATGCCATTGGCTCTGCTGATGTGGAGAAGATTGATGACCAGATTGATGAAGCCTTGGCTGCTAACCCCAAGCGCATCCTGTTCCACATTAATTCTGATGGTGGCACTGTGGATGGTGTTGAAGAGCTGGCTGACAAAATCCGCAGACTTCCTGTGGACACCATTGCCTTCAGCTCTGGCTCTATGAATTCAAGTGCCTATTGGATTGCCTCTGCTGCCAATCGGGTGGTGGTCAGCCCTAGCGCAAGCACAGCCTCTGTGGGTGTTTACATGACTCTTGTGGATCAGTCTGCCCAGGCCAAGGCTGCTGGCCTTGAAGTTAAGGTCTATAAGTCCGGCCAATTCAAGGGCATTGGTATCCCAGGCACAAGCACCACACCGGAGCAGGATGATTATCTGCAAAGGGAAGTGGATGCCTTGGCTGAAACCTTTAAGGCTTCTGTGCGCATGAAGCGCAAGCTGGTGAAGGAAGAAGATATGCAGGGTCAGTCCATGTCCGGAAAAATGGCAGCTCAGAAGGGCTTTGCCACAGGACTTGCCAACAGCCTGAAGGACTTGATCGCTCAGCTTGAAGGCAAGGTCTGACCATGGCCATTGATGTCCCAGCCTTCATCAAGGCCAATGCCCAGAGGGGTCTTGATTACAACCGGGAAGGCAAGGGTGGTGATGGCCTGACAGACAAGACCCTGGATGAAGCCAGGGAATTTGCCAAGGGCTTCACCACTGAAAGCAAAGTCCGCAGGATGCCAGCCTGGTTTGCCAGGCATAAGCCAGACCTAGATGCCCCGGCCAATAAGCCAGACAATGATGACTTCCCTGGGGCTGGTGCTGTGGCCTGGCTGATCTGGGGTGGATCAGTGTCTGGCAATGAAATGGATGCAGCTGAATGGGCGCAAAGGGAAGTTGATAAGCTGGACGCAGAGGCCAAGGCATTTGACTCCGGTTGCACTGTTAAGATGTCGCAAGAATTCCTTACACCGGAAGCCCAGCTGGAAACCCAGCTGAAGGCTGTTGCCTCTCTCCAGGCTGAGAAGTCTGAGCTTCAGACATCCTTTGAAGCCCTGGCTTCTGAGAAGCTTGCTGTGGCTGCTGACTTCCAGGCCAAGCTTGATGAAGTCACCACAAAGGCCACAGCCCTGGAAGCCACCATTGCTTCCCTCCAGGCTGAAAGAGAAGAGCTGTCCAAGCATCTGAATGATGCCCTGGCCAATCAGATCACAGCCAGCAAGGAAGCTGCCAAGGTGGTGGCTTCTCTTGGTGTGAAGCCTGTGGCTGTCAGCCCTGGTGATGAAGCCCAGGTCATTGACCCTGTGGCCATCCGGCAGGACTTCCTCAAGATGTCCCCTGGCCTTGAGAAGCAAGCCTTCTTCAAGAAGCATCAGGCCATCCTGACTGCTACCAAATAATTTTCCCAATCCCTAATCCCTAAAACCTATGTCGAACACAATTGCGGCTGCTCCGGCCGTCCTTGCAGAACAGGTGCTGGCTGGCCTTCGTGGCAAGCTCGGTGTCCTTTCTGCCTTCTCCACTAACCTCACACCCACAGCTGTCGGCAAGACCATGCAGGTCAGTCTGATCTCTGGTGGTGAAGCCAAGGAATTCTCCAAGGCCAATGGTGGTTATACCCAGGCCGATGATGCCAACATCACTGCCAAGACCATCACTCTCAAGCACCTTCACAGCACTAAGGACTTCGATCCCACAGAGCTTGCTGAATATGGTGAAGCCTACCTGGTCAATGCTTTCGTCCCGGAAGCCATCAACCAGCTGGTGAAGAAGGTTCATGGTGAAATTGGTGCTCTCTTCACTGTTGCCAATTTCTCTGCTGGTGAAGTCATCACTGCGGCCAATTTCAATTATGCCCAGGTGGTTGATCTGAACACAGACCTGAACATTGCCAAGGCTGGTGACACTCGTGCTCTCCTGGTTAACAGCATCTATGCTGGTGCTCTCCGAAAGGATGCCACCCTGGTCACACCCTTCTCCGGCAATGGTGATGCCTCTCTTGTCCGTCAGGGCATCATTGGCTCGGTTGCCAATTTCGGTGTCTATGAATTCACCGATCTTCCGACTAACTCGGAAGGACTCGCTGCGGTTGCGCTTGGCCAGGATGCCATCTGCGTGGCCATGGCCTTGCCCAATGCTTCCATGTTCCCTGGTGAAGTCTCTTCTGCGGTTGATGCCTCTGGCCTCTCCGTCCAGGTGCTGAAGTCCCAGGGTGTTGATGGCATTGTGCGCCTCACAGCCTCGGTGCGTTTCGGGGTCGGAGTCGGACGAGCCACAGCTGCCAAGCGTGTCTGCGCTTCGTAAGCAGAAGCAACTCAGCTGATCACAGAGGCCACCTTCATTGGTGGCCTCTTTTGTTTGCTGGTGGGTAACATGGGCAGGGGTGACTAGCCCAAGGGCTTCCTGGGGCAAACCAGACCCCATTGACGGCCATTGCAATAATGATGGATGCTGACCTTTCTGCTATGATGCTGGCTGATGCCCAGGCAATGTGCTCTGAGTCCGGCCAGACTGTGACCATTGGTGGCACTGCCTTCCCGGCCATGATCAGTGACCCCACCCTGACACCCACCCTGGAAGCTGGTGGCTTCATGGATCGCATCAGCACCCTGGTCAAAATCCCCACCACAGCTGCTGTGATTGCCATCAAGGCCAGCTGCCAGCCAGGCAAGAAGCTCACCTTGGATGGCCGGGTGCTGCGCATCACTGCCTTCACATCCAAGCCTGGCTCAGCCTGGTATCAGCTCCAATGCCAGGATGCTGACCAGCACTGATGGCCTCTGACATCCAGATCAGGATCAGAAGGGACTTGCAGCAGCAGACTGTCAAAGCCTTCCAAGACCTTGGTGCATACACCAAGCAGCTCACCATTGACCTGTGTAAAGAAGAAGCAGCCCTGACTGCCAGAGAGGCCATCAATATGTCCCCGCCCCTAGATGGTGGGAATGGCCAGGCAGGAAGTGGTGGTGGCAAAGGGGATAAGCCTGTTGCCAAAAGGTGGGGTGAGTGGGCTGTGGTTTATGATGTGATGACTGTGGTCACAGAGGATAGCAAAAGCCTGGCAGTGGCCATCAGCTCATCCCGGAACAATCGTGCCAAGTTTGATAAGTGGAGGCAGGGCAAGCCACCCAAGTCTGCTGGAATTGTTAGCAAAATCTGGGCAGCCCAAAATGGTGATAGAGCTTTTAAGATGGCTCAAAATTTGTTCAAGAATTGGGGCAAACGCAGACTCAATTTCATTGATAATGTCCAGACCTTACAGGCCAGGCATGATCAAGCCAGGAAGCTATACCGGGGACGCATCCGGAAGAATGGCGGGAAGGATGCCCAGGGGAAGCTGAAGGGTCAGCCTTTCACCTTTGCCCCTTACAAGATTATCAAGGACTACATCAAGCAGAGGCAGCAGAGGGTGGGCTGGATGAAGGCTGGCTGGGTGTATGCCATCAATAAGATTGGCAAGCCTGTCATCAATGGGGTGGAAACCACCAGAGGCTTGCGCAAGCTGCCAACATGGATCACCCGGCACAATGCCACACATGGCAAGGTGGGCATCAACATCAGCCAGGGGTCTGGGGATAACAATGTATTGATCAGTGTCAGGAATGACCTAGGCAACATTTTCGGGGTAGGTTATCTGGCTGGCACAAGAATGTATGTGATCGCAGCCAGGCAGGGAAAGCTTCAGAAGAGGCTTAACCACTTCATGCGGATTGCCATTGAAAAGGCCAATAAAGGCCAGACACCTACCTAACTTCTTATGTCCGTAAAATCACCCATTAACATCACAGAAGAGGCACTGACCACAGCCCTTCAGTCCATCACCAGCCTGTCTGCTTACAGCATCACCAATGGCCAATCTGATGGTGAGCTTGTCCTGCCTAGCATTGTGGTCAGCTGTGAGTCTGCCACCTTCCCACAGGGGCTTGCCCAGGGCTTGGGCAATTACCTCTGCCGGGTGTCTGTGGGAGTCTTCACCAATGCTGATGACAAGACCCAGGAGGATCACCAGACAGCAGTCCAGGATGTGACCGGGAAGCTGGATGACCTGGCTGCCATCAAGGCCAGCTTCACAGCCATCCAGGGTGGCAGCTGCTATGACTGCACCATGACTGATCTGACCCCTGGCCGGGGTGACAGGTGCTTTATGACCACCCTGGCTTATGATGTCCTGATGGTGCTGCCATCCGTTTGACTTGGGGTGCATAGTTAAGACACACCCATGGCAACTGTAACAAAGGGCACAGCTCACATCTATGGAATTTCCGGCACTATTACCGGATTGACCATTCAAAGTTATTCTGTGGGCAAGTCCTTTGCCAATGCTGATGAGGTCACCAATAAGGATGGCCTGGTGATTGGTGTCCGTTATTCTGATGAGCGCACAAGCCTGACTGCTGAAGGTCTTGTCCCTTCCAGCTACACAGCAAGCATTGGTGACAATCTCAGCTTCACAGGCAATGGCATTGCTTTCACCGGACACATTACAGCCATTGAAGAGCGTGGTGAAGCCAAGGGCTTCATGCGCATCAGCATCACAGCTGTGGATTTTGAAGGCATTGCTTAAGGTCTGATTGACCTGGGTGATGATCCTGGTTAAGCCTGTGCAATGGCTGACCAGCGTTTCTTCAATGCTTTCCTAACCCCGGCCAGCACCACTGTCTGTGGCCGGAAGCTCAAGCCCTTCTGCCTGAAGCACAGGCTTTTCCTGGAAGGGATTGAAAGCCCATTCCTGAAGGAAGATGTGGAGATCACAGTGCAGGACATCATCATTGCCCTGAAGATTTGTGGTGAAGAGTCCATTGGCAATCCCACCCTGGCTGACATCTGGCTGGGTGTCAGGCTGAGTCTGTCCAAGGATTACAAGCGCAGGGCTGCGCTGGCCATTGTCCGGCACATCAGCACCCAGGTAAATTTCCCACAATTCTGGGAACGGACTGACCGGAAGACCTATGGCACAAGCTCAGTGCCCTGGCAGCTGACCATTGTGGCAAACCTGGTGAGGAATGGGGTGGGGTATGCTGAAGCCCTTACCATGCCAGAGGCCAAGGCTGTCTGGCTGTCCGCAGTCTTCAGCATCCAGGCTGGGGCTAAGCTGGAGTTTCTGACCACTGATGATGAAGCCCTGATTGACGAAATGGCAAAAATAGGAGCACAGCAAAACAATGGCCAATGACATGGAATTCACAATCTCAGCCAAGGATCAGGCATCCAAGGCTGTGGAGACTGTAAAGAAGAAGCTCCAAAGCTTTGGCACTGATGTGGCCAAGATGGCCTTGGGCTTTGCAGCTCCACTTGCCCTGGCGCAAGCTGCTTTTAGTGCCATTGGTGATGCCATTGAAGAGCACAAAAAGAAGGTGCAAGAAGCCATTGATAACACAGCTGAGCTTGCCACAAAGGCTGGTGATCTGGGTGTGTCCGTAGAGGAATACCAGAAACTAAGCAATGCAGCTGACAAGGCAGGGATGTCCTTGGACAAGGTGGCCAAGGCTTACACTGAAGTGCAGAAGCTCCTGGCCGGGGCTGTGGGTGGTGGCAATGACACAGCCAAGATGCTGGAAGTCCTGGGCTTTGCAGCTGATGACATTGCCAAGGGGCTTGTGAAGCCAATGGATGTGATTGAGAAACTTGGCGCAGCTATGCTTGGCGCAAAGGATGACACCACTGCAATGAAGATTGCCACTGCTGTCCTAGGTGAAACCTTGGCCAAGGACTTACTGCCACAGCTCAAGGCTGCAATGGACTTGGCTTCTGGCTTTAGTGAGGACTCTGGGATCAGTGCTGAAGAAGCAGAAATCATCCGGCAGAAGAAGATTAAGGATAAACAGAAGGCCAACAGGGAAGAGCTGGCCACAGCCAAGAAAGTTATTGTGGATGAATTTCTTGAGACTGATCCAGAAGCTGGAAAGATTGCATTGGAAATGCAGGGTGGAAATGCTCCATTTGTGACAGAAGGTGGGGCAATTAATCTGGCAAAAATGGCCACAGGTGAAGCCCTGGAAAAATTGCAAAACAGAATTTTGGAAGTGCTGAAGGCCAGGGCAGCTGCTGAGAAGGAAAGGCTGCGCATTGCCAATGAAGCCAAAGCCAATGAGATCATTGCGGCTGCTGAAGCCCTGGCTGCTGAGAAGGAAGCCCAGGACGCAGCAGACAAGGCCATTGAAGAGTCCATGACCCAGGCTGAGAAGGATGAGAAGAAGGCCAGGGAAGACGCAGACAAGGCCAGGGAGAAGGGCAAGACTGATGCTGAGAAGGCTGCGCAGAAGGCTTCTGATGATGCCAAGAAAGCTGCTGAAGATAAGGCCAAGAAGGACAAAGAAGAGCTAGGCAAAGCCCTAGACGCAGAAGAAAAGGCCAAGGCCACTGAAGGCACTAAGATGACCCTGAGCAGCTTGCGGGAAATTGGTGGTGGCCTGGCCGGGGAAGCCATTGTCAATTCTGCTGACATGGATCGTCAGCTGCTGGACATCAATCAGAAGATGCTGATTGAGCTGGAGAAGCTGAATGTGAAGACCCTGCCAGAAGTGCCCCCTTCCACTGACTTCACCAAGCTCCAGACAACTGCTTAAATTTTATGGCTAAACTTATTAAGAAAGGCAGTGTTTCGGGACTAGAGCTTCAGCCGGACTACACCATTGAGCAGGATGGCTTTGGACTTCTGACATCTAGGCTGACCTTCCGGTGTGATGCAAACTCAGCTGCCAGCCTTGCGCCAAAGTCCGGAGACGCACACAAGACAGATGGCAGACTGAAGTGCCACAAGTCCACCTATACAATCAACAGGTCTGGCCTGGCCACAATAGTTTCTGACTATGTGGGCATTGAGACAGGTGACCGGACACGCATCCAGATCAAGGGTGACATCGTGACGAGCACCCAGCCCATCCAGGTGCACAAGGACTTCATCAAAGTGCTGAAAGCCTTGGGCTGGAATTCCCAGGCACAAACCTACCCTGACACAAGTCCGGTTGCAGTCACCAATGCAATGGTGGGCATCAGGTCTTTCCTGTCTGCGGACAGCCAGGTGAGCGCAAACTATTACACCAGCTTGAAGTCAGAAGTGAATGATGGGGTGAACATGGTGGGCAAAACCTTCCTGAAGATGGCCGGGATGGAAGATGTGGTGCTGCCAAGTGGCAATCAGTCCATCTCTTCCTTCCATGATCGCTTTGCCATGCTGACCGGACTGAGCTATGAGAAGTTTGCGCACCTTTACAAAGTGAGCTTCTCCATCCGCATCAGCCCTGGTGGTTATCACAATAAGGTCTATCAGAAACAGAATTGACCATGATCACCCCTGGCATTGGTTACACTTACACAAATTCACCGGATGGCTTTGCCCTACTCATTGACCAGGCAACCCCTGCCACATTGGGTGCGTTTCAAGCTTTTGAAGATAGCACAGCTGAAGGTGTTTCCATCATCAGGATCACACCTGGGACAATCAATAATCAGTTTCCCACTGTGAATGGTGTTCAAGTTGGCCTTCCCCTGGCATACCTTGCAGCACCAAATTCTAGTAGCTATGTGGTCTTAAATATTCCCAATAGTGCATCAGCATATCCAAGCAGTCAGTCCACAATCACAATTTCTGCTAACAACCCAGAAAGTGACAATGACAATGCCCGGATTGCAATTGCCTTCATCACAGTGAAGGACACCCCTGGTGCTCAAAAATCTTACACAGTCTTGAACATTCTCAGGGGAAGTCTTAGTGGCACAAGATTTATTGATGCTTTTGGCACTTACATCTACTTCTTCTCTGGCATTTGACCTTCCTGCAATTTTGAAACCACCTTCCCATGGCTCTGCCTTCTGCTTTAAAACTGTTTATTGACCCCAAGCTGGGGCTGGCCTTTGGCAACTTTGCTGGCAGCTCACAGATCACCAAGCCCAGCTTCACCCTGGGTGACACAGCTGGCATTGAAATCTACTTGGTGGAGTCCACACAGGTTTCTAGCTACCCCAGGCAAGAGCTGCCCTTCCCGGTCAGCCCTGGCATCAAGGTGGCAGTGGGCGCAATTGATGAGTCCCCGGCAGCTGGCACTTGGACAATGAGCTATGGAGGGAACACCACTTCTGCCCTGGCTTACAATGCCACAGCTGCCCAGCTTCAGACTGCGCTCAATGCCCTGGCCAGCATCACTTCTGCTGGTGGGGTGACAGTCAGCAAGATTGGGGACAATTACAACATTGCCTTCAATCTGGTGGGTGCTCGCACAGAGCTGACCACTGACAGCACAGCCCTGATCCCATTGTCCACAGCCATTGTGGCTATACTTCAGCAAGGCACTGCCAGCAAGGTGGCCATCAGCCTGGTGCATTTGCAGCGCACTGTGGCCGGACTTGCCACCACCTTCACCCAGACATCAGCCAGCCAGATCACCATTGAAAGCCTGGGTGCTTGGGATGGTAGCAAGGCCACCTTCCGTCTTAGCATCAGCCCTGACCCCAAGGGTGGCAGCTTCACCATTGGCTTTGACGCACTGACCGGGGATGATGTCAGCACATCTGCCATCCAGGTGGGCGCATCTGCCCAGGATGTCCAAAATGCCCTGAACATCAAAGCCCTGTTGGATAAGGTGACTGTGACCCAGGTGGGTGCTTATGCCTATGACATCACAGTGGCCACCCAGCCTGGCACAGCCGGACTGACTGCCAATGATGCTGGTCTGCTTTCCTTCAATGGGTATGTGGGTGACCTGTCCCTGAACACAGCTGAAGCCATCAGCCTTTTGGATGGTGCTGAGTCTGTGGAAACCACCTTGGAAGTGGAGATCACATCTGACACCAAGGCACTCACCCTGCTGCAAATCCCCTGCACCCTTAAAAATGCAGTGATTGATGTTGGCTCTGTGCAGCCCCTGGTGCTGGACACTTATCTTTCCCAGAACACTGCTGATGGCCGTTATCTCCGGCAGTCCAATAATCTTTCTGATCTGGGCAGCACCAGCACAGCCAGGACAAATCTGGGTGTGTATTCCACCAGCCAGGTGGACACAGCCCTTGCGCTCAAAGCCAATCTTGCTGACCCAATTTTCAGTGGGAAAATTCAGACACCCACAATTAAGAACATTCTTAATGCTGATCTAGTCATTGACTCATATAATGACACCGGAGCTGGCACACATTATCTGCACAAGTTTACCCCCTTTGATGGCAAGTTTGTCCTGGCCACCAATGGTGGTGGTCTGACTTTCCCAGATGGCACTACGCAGACCACAGCTGCCACCAGCCCTGACCTTTCCGGGTATGCACCCTTGGCCAGCCCCACCTTTTCAGGTGTGGTGGGTGTGGGGTCTTCTGCAATCACAGGACGCATCAGGGCTGAGTCTTATTCTCTTGGCTCTTATCTGGCACTTGAGGCTGGCAACGGAGCAAGGCAGGCAGTCATTTCCAATGGTGGTGAGTTTGGCAATGTTCCCTTCATCACATTGATTGGATCAACAGGCACAGCATCAATCCATGGTGGCAGATTTTACTCTGGCAGCCTTAGCTCAGGGGTTGAACCTTATGCCAGGAATGATGGTGCAACATTCACCGGGAAGGTGAACCTTGCAAGTAGACCTTCTGGTGCTGCTGCCACATTTAATCTTGGGGCTGTTCCGGATAATTCAGCAGCTCCTGGCACGCTCATTGAAGGTGACATTTTCCTAACAGACATTGAGCCAAGTGGCGGAAACTTTAACACCAGGTTAAACTATGTTGGAAAAACATTCTCCGGAAGTCTTGCTGCTATTCAAGTGGCTGCTCTGAATGGTGTTTCTAATTTCTTCAGCCAGACCCAGACCATCCAAGTCACCGGTGCTACTGCCGCTTTAAGGGTCGTTCAGCTTGGCACAGGTGATGCCTTCCGTGTTGAAGATGAGTCCCCGGAAACCACACCATTTGTGATTAATAATGTAGGTAAGGTTGGCATTGGTGTTGCCCCGGATGCCACGGCTGCTTTGCGAGTGGATGCCAATGGCATCAAATTTAATTCCGGCAGCACCCAGACAGTGGCCTTCATTGATGCCCCCTCTGATGGCAATTATTATGTCCGCAGGAATGGGGCTTGGTTGCAGTGCGTTGTCCACACCCAGGGTGGTTATAATTACCTCACAGTCTAATTTCCTATGTCCTACATCCTCACCCTTGCTGCTGGTCTTCTGATCGGCTGCGTCTCTGGTCTTCTGATTTCCCGGAAGCATTATGCAAAGCTTCAGGGCTTTGAAGCCAAGGCCAAGCAGACCCTGGACAGCCTGAAGAAGTAAGGCCATGCGCCTGGCCTTGCTTGCAGTCTTGCTGGCCGGATGCACACCCAAGGCTGTCACCCCTGCTGCTGATCCCAAGCCTGTGCCTGGGGAACAGTCTGCCCAAAGCTTTGGCCAGAAGCAGGACAAGGCTGATCAGAAGGTGAGTGCCAGCATCACAGCTGCCAGGGAAGCCATCCCCACAAACCCTGCCGGAGCTGACAAGGAATTACAGGTGGCGCAGTCCTATCTGCCCAAGGCCACCCCTGAAGATGT